TTATATGAGAAGCATAATAATTTGATAATTCTTCTTCAACAATAGTATATTGTAATCCTGATTGATAATCAGGTAATGCAAATAATGGTTGAGGTGATTGTCTTTTTACATATAAAATTTCATCTTCTCTTTCTTTACCAAACCCAAATGCTGGAATAAAATATGGTTTAAATTTATATTTTAACTTCCAATCAAAGCAATACCAATATCCCTGAATTTCATCAGTAATATCAGTTTGTCTATTTATAGCAAATGATTTTGTTGGTTGGTAATATAATTTTGCAATACGTTTAGGTCCTGTTTTATTATAAGTTACTTGTAATACTCCAGCACCCTGTAATTTAAAATCAGTAACAAAATTTCTTAAATCTTCTTCTTCAATTAAATCGTATATATTTAATAAACCAGTTTCATCAATAATTTCTTCACCTAAAATAAAATTAGCTATATTATCAATAATAGCAGCATTTGTAGGAGAACCTAAATATCTTTGTTCAACAAAATAAAAATATTCATTATCTAATCCATTAGTTAAGTAATATTTAGTTTGAGATAATAACTCTTGTGGATTTGGTTTAAGATAATTATTTAAAGTTATGAAATGTAATTTATTTTTATTCATATTTATATTTTTATTATATTATTTGAGTTTGGGACATTCATTTTATAATTTTGTATATCAGTTTGTAGAGTAGCCCCAATTTTGCCTCTCCATAATAAATTATCTTCTAAATCAGTTACTGTAGTTTCGAATAAATCATTATCCTGAAAATCATAATCTAAACGAATTATCATAAAATTATTATTATTTACTGTAGTACATACTATAATATCAGTTTCACTTGTTAATTCATTATATAATATTACTTTAACTTCTTCCTTATATTCTCTAGGAATAATTTTTAAATTATATAAAATATTAACTTCATCTAATGAATCAACTGTAATAAATATATTATCAGCAGTAAAATCTAATGAATCTGCTGTTACACTTGAAGAAATTATAGGATGAATTTTTAATAAATACATTAATTTTTGTTTATTTTAAAAACAAACGATAAAAGTCTTATTTTAAATAAAAAAGACCTACATTTCTGTAAGTCTTATTATTATTTTTATAAATTTTATTAAGAAGATATATTATCTGCAGAAACAGCTCCTTTTACTCCAGCTACTGAATCAGTATCTAAATAAAATATTGGGTCTTTTTCCCTTGCTGTAACAGTTAATGTATATCCATTTAATGAATCCATTGTTCCTCCAATTGCACCATTACCTCCAATTTCACATCCATGGTCTTTACCCATTAAGAACATCTGACCTGAATTCATTTCTACAAATATTTGAGGTCTTCCCAAAGCCATCATTTTAACTTGGAATTCCATTTCAGCAGATAATTTAGTTAATACAAAGTTTAATACTTGATTGAAAGATGTAGTACCTGTATCTCTTGAAGACGTAATATCTTGTTGAAACGTATTACCTGAATTTTTTAATTCATATTTGAAAACTTCATCTAAAGAACCTGTTGATGTAAGTAATTGACCTGAACCACTTGTTGCTGATGTTACGAATCCGTAATCATCATAATTAGCCATATAGATAGCTTTTAAACCAGAAACAGCATTTTTACATGCTAATTCATTTTTACCACGAGATATATCACATGCCATATTGTTATATTTTTTTAATTATTAAAAAAGGACGGCGTTTAGGCCGCCCTTTATATTATTTTATTTACTTTATTTATTAGATTACTCTGTAATAAACAATTTCAGCACCAAATGAATAACCTACACCCATTTCGAATACCATTTTAGTTCTAACGTTACCATCACCTAAAGTAGCATCTGTATCAATTACTCTAACATCGTTTAAATCAGATTCTAAACCTGTTAAGAAACCTACGTTTTTAACTCTATAAGCTAATATAGTGTTTGAAGGCAAACCACCCACAGTTATAATTGGAGTACCTAAGTAATCTAATTCTTTATTACCTACTGGAGTACCTACTGATGTTAAAGCAGCTTGAGCTTGTTTATAAGCTTTACCTACGTTTCTTGAAGCTACTATAACTAAATCAGTTTCATCTTCAATTTCAGCTGGAATAGCTGTATAAACTTTACCAATTTCTGCAATAGCATTTGTTGCTGTTACTGCTGAACCTGATACATCAACTACAGTAGCATCTGCTAAAAATTGGTCTAATAATCCAGTTAATGAACCAGAAACACCTTGCCAAATTGCGTAATCAACTTTTGCACCAGCATTGTTAACCATAGCTTCTAAAATAGCCTCTTGAATTGTTTGAGGAATTTCGTTGTTTGCTGAGAATAAACCAGCAGCTTGAGCTTGGAATGTTTGGTGGAATTCGTCTTTACATAATTGGTCTTCAATTTTGAATTTTCTTAATACTACTTCTTTGTCTGTATAATTAACTGTACCATTACCTTCAAAACCACAAACATAAGGAACTAAATCCGCTGAGTATGATAATTTTGGTAAATAACCTGTACCAATGTTATTTGGTAATACAGTAATTGCACCTTTAGAAATAGTGTCTGATTTTTTAAATGCTTGAACAAATATATCACCTGCTAAAGCTCCTGCATATTCTGCATTTACACTTAATGTTGTTGCCATTTATTATTTAATTTATTATTTATTTGTATTTATTACTTTTCTTAATGCTTCTAATGTAGAATCTGATTTAAATGATTTAGATTCATTAGATTTTAATCTTGTTGAAGTATATTTCTTTAATTCAACGTTTTCTTTCAAAACATCTTCTTTATCTTTCATTATATCTTCTAGTTGTTTTTCTAATTCAGCTATTCTAGATTTTAAAGCCTCTACGTCAACTTTATCTTCTTCAATTACTTCTTCTTCAACAACTTCAATATTTCCAGCTAATTTAGTTTTAACATAATTGAATACTTTTAACAACATTTCATCATTAATTTCTTCTTTAACTTCTTCACCTGATAATATTTCACCTGCTTCGCCTGTTTTGTATAATTTACCATCAAAAGTAAATTCAGCATTCATTAATGGAACCATTTCTCCATCTACATCTTGATATACTATTTCACCAACTTCCATTGAATCAGCCATTAACATTCCAAATTCTTCTACTTCAAATGAAGATAGGGTAATTTTAGTTTTAATAGCAGAAAAAAAGTTTGATAAACTAGCTAAAATAGTTGTGTTTTTTTTCATTTTTTGTTTATTTAGATTTAATTTATTTATTTGTTCTTGACAATAATCACAAGGAGTTCCATCAGTTTGTATTTTACCATCTACTAATTTACACTTACAAAATTCATGAAATGGTGGTTTAGCAGCTAATTGTATTTTTTCTAACTGAATATATGAATCAATTGAAAATCCTTTAGCTTTACCCGTTTTGATATATTCTTTCCATAATTCATCAGTTAATTTCATAGATATCATCCATGTTCCCTTTGGTAAACCCTTAAATCCAAGAGCATTTGATTTATCATTATTAGGGTCTTCAACAATCCATGATTCTACAATAGTAGTTCCATCTAACCATTTATCATCATCGTGATTATATGTTGAATTTCTTTGATATCCTTTTTTTAAGAAATCTTGAGATAATCTTTCAATTACTTCTTCTTCAAAATATATTTCGAATAATTTATTATCTGGTGTACCTCTTAATATTTTTTGATTTGGAACTAATACTACACCAGTTAATAATTGTTTTTCTTTATTTTCAGAGGTTAATTTTAATTCTTTATATTCTGATAATGTAATAAATTCGTATTGATTTGCTGGATTATCAACTATAGATATACCATATAAATCAGCTTCTTTATCATTACCATCATATACTACTTTATATAATTCCATATTATTTTATTTTAAAAACATTAATTAAATTTTTTATTATAAAACGCTACCTATTTTAAATACATAAATATATGACTTATTATAGATAGCGTTGAATATCGGTTTTATGCGTTGATTATAATTATAAAAATGTACTATTCTGGATAATATTACGGTCTAATGCTTGTTGAGATGTTACAGCACTACCAACTACAAATGTTTGAACAGGTTGATTTTGTTGTGCTCCAATAGTTGCTGCTAATTGGTTATTACTACTTGATTCAACAATATTAAATTGAGGAGCTGCTGTACTACCACCTCCACTATTACCACTTCCTCCACCAGGACCAATTTTTTGTGCTAATATAGTACCTGCAGATATAGCTGCTCTAAGACCTGCTGCAATTGTTAATTTAGTTTTAGGTACAACTCCTGTGTCAGGTAATGCTGTTAATGCAGGGTTTGCCCAAATACCTCTAATTTCTTCTTGTGTTGAAATAGCAATCGAAGCTAAACCTGCGAATTTTTGAATTTTTAATGCAGCTTCTGCGAATTTTTGAGCATTTTTACCACCTTGTTGTGATAATGCATTTAAAAAACCTGCTGATTCATTTGCAATACTTTCAACAACACCATAATATAATGATTGTCTTTCTAAATCTTCTTCACGTGCTGAACGTTTTTGTTCTAATAAATTTAATTCAGTATTTAATTCTAGTTCAGCTATTCCTAATAATAATTCTCTTTTATAATTAGCATCTGATTTTAAGTTTTCTTGTTGTAAATTTTGTAATTGAATTTGATTATCTAATATTTCAAAATCTTGTTTTTTTAATACATTTAATAATATTAAACTATCTTCAGTTTTTTTCTTTAAAATTTTATCATCATTTTTATTAGATAATTCTAATTGTTTTTCTAATGATTTTTCTAAATTATTAATTGATTCTTCATCACCCGATATTCCTAATAATGATGATATTCTACTTCTTTCATTTTGAATTTTTTCAATATTATTTAAAATATCTAATTCTTGTTTTTCTCTATTATTTTTTTCTTTTAAATATTCA